GAGTTGTAGTAGACTTAGAAGTATACTCTAGAGTAATGAAGTTTGAGTTAGGTGGTTTGATCGAAATTTTTCCACTAGGAGCAAATCCAATAGTAGAATCTACAAATAGAGTGTTACCACCTGCCGATACGTCTTCTACTAATTTGGTTTGACCAGATACCTCAAAAGCACCAGTGAAAGAATCTTGGTCTAGTGAAATTTCAAAGAAATCCTTGCGATTTACAGGTCTATACTCAATATTAAAAATAGATGCGCCAATTTCACCAACATTTGGAAGATCTTGGAAAAGGAATCCTCCCCTGATACTCAAAATATCAGGATTTGGGGTGATAAGTTCTACTAATACGTTTTCAGTCTTAAAATATTCGTTAGCAGATGGAGAAAGAGTAAAATCTTGTGGTTTTCTAACTTCTACCTCAGTTCCATACAAAATTTTGAAGAGTAATTTGTATGAACTATCAGTACCCTTTGCATTATAGAAATCTCTTGCACTAGAAAGAACATTATCAATAGAAATGTTCTCAAAAAAGTCTCTATTTTCAAATCCAGGGAAAAATTCAAACTTGAACTTTTCAAAGAATGATAATAGGAATAGATTACTTAAATTTTGTACAGTAGTACCATTCGCATGTTCGTCAGCATCTGTCTCTGTAAAACTTAAAAAAGTTCTATTATCTACGGCTTCAATTTCATCAATTCCACTGAATCCTCTAATACACCCAGTAAAACTTGTAGCAGTTTTTCCAAGATAAGTGATGATTTCATCGTCGATCTTTAGAAGACCATACGAATCTGGCCATCCAGTCGTAGATGCGACTAAGATCTCATCATCAAAAGTTAAAACTTCATCTGTCAGAGTAGTATTCTTAACAAGTGTCTCGTTATTAAAGGATGAAATACCTTTATACTCATTCAAATTTACAGCAATATCAATTGCACCAGATTTACTCTCTAGTGACCTGTAATATTGACGTAAAAACTCAACAAAAAGAGGAGACTCTTCAGACATAAAGTCTGGAATCTGATTCTCTAGGATGGAATCGATTTTAACTCTTTTAATTTCTGACATTTTATCTTGTATACTTGCCGTTTAGGTAACTAGAAGTTGAGACGTATTGTGTAGCGGAGGTATTTTCACCCGAGGTTACAACATCCTCTATCATATTTACCACAGAACTTGAAACGTCAATTTGGAGGTACAAGTCCTTCAGTGCAATAACATCATTCGAGTCTGGGATTGCTTGAACTTGAATCCCATCAGTCACATCACTAGAAATAATGTTTACTGCATCAAGAATAATTTCACCTTTTACATAATCAACTGTACCTGCTCTCGGAGTTACAATTACAGGTACATTACTCTCAAGTTTAAAGAAGAAGATAGTTCCAGATGTAGAACTGACTACTCCATCTGCATCTTCTTGAGGTGCATCTGCCATGTATAAAGTTTCAGATACTCCAGAAACTCTGAAACCACTGGATTTGATACTATATCCATTTTTCTTGCTATGAATCTTGTTTCCGAAACACAACTCATATGTTGCAAGATTGTTAAACTCTGGTTGCAGATCTCTTCTCATCAAAACTCTGGTGATATTTGATGTAATAGCTTTGTCAGCTTCATCAATCAGTGTTGTTACCTTACTATACTTAAATCTACCACCAAATTGATTAACGTCTGCGGATTGAGAATAAACGTTCAAAGAGTTTATTACTTTTGTACGAACATCTTGTGGTTTATTAGACTTGTTGACGTTATAGTAAACACTCGTATCAACCTCAACATAGAGATAAGAGAGGTCGATGATTTCTGGTCTAATACCAGCAATAGAATATTGTTTAAGTGATCTGAGAATGTTTAATTTAGTTACCTGAGATAGGAATTTACCATTCTTTGGTTTGATCGCAAGTAGAACTTTTCCATATTCTGGTGGATCGAGTTCCTCACCCCCGTAGGCACTCACAGATTCGACGTTGGGGAAAAGATACGGAACAAGACCTTTATAGTCGTTGGCGGTCACGGCACGATACTGAGAGGCGTAAACACGAGGCGCCAGATACTTGACAGAATCAAGTTGTTCAATATCATCACCATTCTCAGAAGGAGTACCCGTAAGAATGAGAGAAATACCACCAGTGATACTATTCAGATTGTTATCAATCATCTCACCTGAGAAGGTGAAATTTCTTGCACCATTACCTATTTTACCATTCGTAACAATATAACTTACTTCAATCGTAGCTCCGTTTGGTGGTCTATTACCTGCAACACCATCACCAAACACAATTTCGTGTTTTTCATCCGTAACTTCTTGGACTAGGAAAATTCTTGTATTATCGTCTACATTTAGAATATTCTGATACGCAAAATACTCTTCAGAAACTTGATCTCTAACATTAACACGGATTGTAGTTGTGTCAATATTAACATTAGGTAGAATAAATCTCTGGTTTGGTTGGGAGTAGTCCATTGTGAAGGTGGACTTTAGGTAAACACCTTCAAAGACAACCAAATTGTCAAAATTAACGAAACCATCAACATTAACAGGTGCGGTTACATCTTCTGGAATGGAAAAAATGAACGTTCCATTCGTTACTGCACCCAAACAGACTTGACCTGCTTTAATAGTTAAGGTTCTAGCGTCAAGAGCACCAGTCAAATCGACTGTAAATGAAATTTCTGCCTTTGCAGCTCTTTTCGATCTAGGAACATAACCAATATTTCTTGCAAGTGATACAACATTCTCTCTTATTGTAGCACTATCAATGAATGCCTCGTTGGCAACCATGTTAGTGTTATAAGATGTAATGTAAGAGTTGTATGCAAGGATATCAATGAGGGTAGAAAAGTTAGATCCCTCAAAATCAAAGTCAGTAAATTCACTATTTGCACGCAAATAGTCTTTAATCTGAGTCCTCAGATCTGCAAAGTCTAAATTTGTAAACTGGTTAAATGATGCCATTAGACTCTAGTGGATTGTAAGACAAATTCGATGTTTTGTACTGGTAAAGTCAAACCAATAATCCTATATGCTATCTCAATATAGATGTCATTAGTATCCCGAGGATAACTTACCTCCACTTCAACATCAGCTACCCTTGGTTCAAAGTTGCTTAGGACGTTTTCAATGTCCATTTTCAAATTATTTGCAATTTGTGGGGTTTGAACCTCAAATAATGAAGATTCAACCTCAGTACCAAGTAGTGAATCATAAAATCTCTCGCCAGATTTGGTTCTGACGAGATTTATGACCGATCTTTTAATAGCATCAGCATCATTAATCGACAAAATATCATCATTTACAGGATTTCTTGCAAATGAGAATGAAATATCCCTAAATTTTCGAGAAATCCTTACCATTACTGGAACTATCGGTGGTATTTATAGTATGTATAACAGATTTTGACGATTTTTTACTCACCCATTCAAATTTTCTTGTCTTTTTTCGTCATTCAAATGGTCATGAGAGACCTCTTTTAACATATTGAGGTACTTGTCGGACTTAGGATCGTTAATTAACGTCATTCCTGACTCAATAAAGTCCTTTCCCTGGTCTGGAATTGGATGATTAGACATTTTTTCTCCTGATTTTGGTAAATCAGAACTTTTTACGGGGTTCCTATCCCGGCCTTTCATCTAATTTCAGTTCTTCTCGGTCTTCACCAAGAACTTCTTCCAAATAATCGTCTGTCCAATAGTCATAATAACCAGTTTCCGCAAGTTTTTTACGGAAAGTTCTTAATTTTGCCTTTGATTGACACAAAATCAAGTTATATTTTTCATTATTTGTTTGAACACCACGGATGAATGTGTCGATATTAGAAGTATCTTCAAAGAATTTGTAATATGGATACTTTTCGTTATAATATCTGACCCATTTTTGCATTTGTTTATAACGCCAGAAGTCTTCAACGACAAAAACGATAACATCATACCCACTTTCAGGTACAATGCTATCGATTGGTGTCTCTTTAATCAAGGTTTTCGCTGCAGATGCATATGGGCACACTGCATGACCACCTAATTCTGGTCTGGATTCAGTTAATTTAGTAATCCATCCATTAATATGTTGTTCCTTTTCAGTCATCAACCAGCAGCAAGAGGGGAGTTAGGGTTAGAAGCAGGGCGACCACGATTTGCAGACGCTTGTGCTGCTACATCATAACCAAAAGTTGCGGTACCTTCCTCATCAGGAGCACCATCAGATGCATTAGGTCCCAAACGTGGAGCTGTGTTTTCTTCTGCCATGTTACAGTTCCTTTTTCTGGCACATATTTGTCTTGAACATCTAAATGATTGAAACATTCTTTGGCTTTTAAAAGTATGTCTCCAACCGTGCTTTTAAACTCTTCATCTTTGTAAAGTTCATCGCCACTGTGCCAACCGCCGACATTGGATCTTGGCATACCTTTTTCATCTTTTGCTTTT